ACAGGTGATTGTATTTTTGGATTACAAGCTGTTGCGTGTGCAGACAATGACACTATTGATGTTGCATATGGAACTGCAGTTGAAGTTACAGATGCTGGAATAGGAACAGTTGAGGATCAACAAATTTCATCTGAGAGTGGGGCTGTCACAGTTGCAGGATCACCAGCAGCAGGTGAATTAACTTATTTTCAATTATTTAGAAACGCAAATGATGGTAGTGATACTTTTACTGCTGATGCAAGAGTGCTTGGAGTTAAAATATTCTTTACTACAGATGCTGCGAACGACGCATAAGGAGTTTAGAGTATGAAAAAAATAGACACCCCTTTAACTATAGAGGGTAAAGGACACAAAAATCTAAGCTCATCTAGAGGTAAAATGTTTGGTTACCAAGTCTTAGGATTTGGTGCTGGTGACAGTGGTCCAAAAAAATTTAACGCAGCGCACATTTTTATATTAGCTGGAGGTGGCTCTGGAACAAATATGGGTGGCGGAGGAGCTGGAGGATTTAGAGTTCTTTCTACACAAGAAATACCTGGTGCGCCTGTAGCTATTACAGTAGGAGATGGCGGATCAGGAACAAACGGCAGTGCAAGCACTGTAGGATTAGAAAGCGGAACATTATCTTCAACCGGCGGTGGACGTGGTGCACCCGGTGGATCTGGGGGAGGAGGAGCACCTCCATCTCAAGGTGGTTTCTCAGGAAACGCTGGAGGATTTTCACCATCAGAAGGAAACCCTGGAGGATCTGCTACACAACAACCGGGAGCGAGAGCTGCTGGCGGTGGTGGCGGTGGCGCAGGAGGAACTGGCGGTAACGCTGGACCTGGAGGCTCACCAGGAGGTTCTGGAGGAAGTGGATCAAACGTAACTCCTTTTTTTGGATCTAGTCCACAACCTTTTTATGGACCTACAAACGGATTATACGCTGGTGGTGGCGGAGGTCAAAACCAAGGAAATGGCCCTAATGGACCAGGATCTGCAGGCCCAGGAGGCGGAGGATCTGGTGGAGCAGGACCAGGAGGAGGCCCAGGATCAGCAGGAACAGATGGCACCGGTGGTGGTGGCGGCGGACGTAATAACAATGGTGGATCTGGAAGAGTTATGATTTTAATTCCAAGTGAATTTGCTCCTACAGTTGAGGTATCACCAGGAACAAATACTTTAACTTCAACGCCTGCAGGAAGTGTTGCAACGTTTACAGTTACGGGAACTTTAGGTAGAATTTAATATGGCGTATTTTGCAGAACTAGATGAAAACAATATTGTACTTCAAGTAATAGTAGTAGGAGATGACATACCTGCGAACGGTGCAACTTTAGCAGATAATGATTTACATATAGACGGAGAAAAATGGTGTCAAAATTTTTTCAAAGGTGGTGTTTGGAAACAAACATTTAACGACGGTAAATTTAGAAAACAAAAAGCTGGAGTAGGTTTTAAATATGATTCTGAAAAAGATATATTTATTGCAAATCAACCTTATGCATCTTGGACACTAGATGGAAACGATGACTGGCAACCGCCAGTTGCAGAACCAACTACTGGACCCGACAACGATTCATTAAAATATTCTCCAGACTGGAGAGAAGACTTACAAAAATGGATTTACATAGGTGAGTCTGACCAAGCGTGGTTGTGGGACGGAACTTCCTGGACACAAAATTAATCTAGATTAAATTGACTTTTAAATAAAAACATTTTAAACTGTTGGTTTAAAATGAAAGAAAAAATTAAGTCATGAACTTACAGCATTATTATTGGTACTTTAAAAATGCACTTAGTGATAGGCAATGTGACCACATCATTGATTATGCTAAAACTAAAAAACCGGGAGAGGCTGTTATAGGTATTCAAACAAGAAAAGAGTTTGAACAGCTTAAAGAAAATAAAAAGAAGTTTAGTAAATACAAAGAAAAATTAAGAAAGGTAAGAAAATCAGATATAGTTTGGCTTGATGATAAATGGGTTTATAACTTAATACATCCGTGGATACATATTGCTAATCGTAATGCACAATGGAATTTTCAATGGGATTGGTCCGAACCATGTCAATTTACAATCTATAATAAAAATCAATTTTATGATTGGCATCATGATGATAACCCTATCCCCCATAAAGGAGAGGATGTAAACTTTAAAGGTAAAATAAGAAAATTATCTGTAACAGTTTCTTTATCCGATCCAAAAGATTATACAGGTGGGGAGTTATTATTTGACACTAGAAAAGGTATAAAACCAGGATCTAAAAAAATAATAACATGTGATGAGATAACACCTAGAGGATCTATTTGTGTGTTTCCATCTTTCATTCATCATAAAGTTTCACCAGTAAAAAGCGGAACTAGATATTCTTTAGTTATATGGAATTATGGATGGCCCTATGTTTAAAAAAAATAAATACAAACTTATTAAAAGTTCTTTATCTAAAGAAATATGTGAATTAGCCTATGATTATTTTTGTTTAAAAAGACAAGTTGCTGGAACTTTATTTGATACTAAGTTTATTTCTCCTTTTGAAACATGTTGGGGGGTATGGTCTGATCCACAAATACCGGACACTTATTCTAATTATGGGGATGTTTTAATGGACACCTTGTTATTAAAAGTAAAACCAATAGTTGAAAAAAACACTGGGTTGAAACTAACTCCTAATTATTCTTATGCGAGAATCTATAAAAAAGGAGATGAATTAAAACGTCACAAAGATAGATTTAGTTGTGAGATATCTACCACGTTAAATCTAGGGGGAGATTGTTGGCCAATTTATTTAGAGCCCTCTGGAGAAAGAGGTATGAAAGGAGTTAAGATAAATTTAAATCCAGGTGATATGTTAATTTATAAAGGTATAGATTTAGAACATTGGAGAGAACCTTTTAAAGGTGAGCAATGTGCACAAGTATTTTTACATTATAATAAAGTTGGATCTAAAATAGCTAAACAAAATTTATATGATGGAAGACCACATTTAGGATTACAACAAGAATTTAAAAAAAATGAAAGATAGGATTTTTATTAATAAAATAAAAGAACACCCTAAAATTAAAAAAATTTTATTAAAACAAATACAAGATACTCCAAAGTCTTGTTTTGAAAAAATTTCTTTTACTGATTGGAAAATGCCATCAAATATAGAAAGACCTTATTTTGAAGAAACGTTTAAAACTATTTTAAAAAAATATTATTCAAAGATATCTAAAAAGCTGTATGGAAAACATTCTAATATAATAAAATTAATTATACATAACTATTGGTTTCAAATATACGATAAAGACTCAACTCATGTATGGCACACTCATGCAGAGAGTCAATTTACAAATGTTTATTTTTTAGAATTAAGTAATAAAAAATATGCTACGAATATATTTGGTATTAAAAATTTAAACGTTAGAGAGGGAGACTTATTAACTTTTCCTTCTTATTTGTTGCACAGGTCCCCTGTAAATAAAACAAATGAAAGAAAAACCATAATATCTTTTAATACATCTTTTGATAGTTTGTTATAATGAAAGTAATAGAAAATTTTTTACCTGCCCAAGAGTTTGATACTCTTAAAAGTGTTATGACTGGAACTAGTTTTCCATGGTTCTTATATAAAGGGGTAGTGGGAGATGATGACTACTATCAGTTCTGTCATACTTTCTATAGACATCTTAGACCTAATACAAGTGAGCATCATTTATCTATAATAAACCCAATACTAAAAAAATTAAACGTGGTATCTCTGCTCCGTATTAAAGCAAACTTACTTTATAAAACTAGTAAAATAATAAAGCATGGTTATCACACTGACTTTGAACCTGATTTAAATAATAAAACTAGTATATTTTATGTGAACACTAACAATGGTTATACTTCGTTTAAAAATGGTAGAAAGGTAAAAAGTAAAGAAAACACTTTGGTAGAATTTGATTCTAAATTAGAGCACTCTGGAACAACATGCACGGACAAAGAATATAGAATGATAATAAACTTTAATTATTACAAAAAGAAAAAATGATTACAAATAATTTAAAACATTACATAAAAAATTATAAAGGTTTTATTAATAAAAACATCTGTAATAAAACTGTAGACGAACTTTCATCTAAAGAAGAAGAGTTTAAACAACATACTTTTTATATTCAAAACACACAGGAAACAAAAGATATATCGGGTAATCAAGAATTAGATATTACAAGTACAGTTACGACCACTAAAAAATTAATCATGGGTAAGATTTGGGATGGTTTGAGTGATTATATGAAATATATTAAACTGCCTTACTTTGATGGTTGGTCTGGTTATTCAGACATTCGTTGGAATAGATATAAAGAAACTAGAAAAATGGCAGAGCATTGTGACCATATTCAATCATTGTTCGAGGGTGAAAGAAAAGGTGTTCCTATACTATCGTGTTTAGGATCTTTAAACGATGACTATGAGGGAGGTGAACTTGTATTCTTTGGTAATACAACCATTGAATTTAAACAAGGAGATTTATTAATATTTCCGTCTAATTTTTTATATCCACACAGAGTAGAGCCAGTTACTAGTGGTGTTAGATGGTCTTATATAAGTTGGGTATGGTAAAAGAAAACTATAAAATCATAGATAATTTTTTAGATAAAGATTCTTTTAAACAAATAAAAGAAACTATTTTAGGAGAGGACTTTCAATGGTTTTTATGTAACTCTGTCGCTAAAGAAAACCAAAAAGAGAAACATAATTCTTTTTATTTTGTTCATTTAATTTATAGAAACAATACTGTTAATAGTAGTTTATTTGAATTAATGTCTCCCCTAATAGATAAATTAAATGCAAAAGCTTTAATAAGAATAAAAGCAAATCTGTATCCAAACCAAAACAAATTTATAACACATAATTCACACAAAGATTATCCATACGAACATAAAGGAGCTATATTGTATGTGAACAATAACAATGGGTATACTGTTTTAAATAACAAAGTAAAAATTGAAAGCGTTGAGAATAGGGTCCTATTATTTAATCCATCTAAAAGTCATAGCAGCACTACATGCACAGATGAAAAGTATCGTGTAAATATTAACTTTAATTTTTTTTAAATGAAAATATATAAAAATGTTTTAAATGAAACTACTATAGAAAAAATATATAGTTTAATAAAAAAGACATCCACAGATTTTGACCCCTCTTGGTGCACTAGTTATTCATGGAATAAAAATATTGTAGAAAAGTCGTCGTTTGTTTTAATATATAAACTGTCACAAAATAAAAAAATTTTAAATTTAGTATTAGACGATTTAAAAAAATTCAAAGAATTTAAAATTAAGAATATACACGTAATGATTTATATTTGGGGCATAGGTTCTTATATTCCATTTCACGAAGATCCGGTTTCAAATATTGCAGCCACCATTTATTTAAATAAAACTTGGGATAAAAATGATGGTGGTTTATTTTTATACGAAACAAAAAAAGAAATAAAAGGAGTAGTTCCTGAATATAACAAAATGATAATAAACGATAAAAACGAAAGTCATTGTGTTACCTCTGTCCTACCTAGTATTAAAGAAGAAAGATTTACTTTACAAATATTTGGAAACAATGTATAAGAAATAAAAAGCATGAAAGATTCTACTATAACACCTATATTCTGTACTCCGATTTTTAAATCAGAAATGAATAGAAAATTTAATAAAAAGGAATCAGACTTCTTTAAAAAGCATAAAGGTAAGATTTACTTTAATGCAGGCAATAGCAAAAGTAAAAACAACTATCTTTTAAATGAACCTGATTTAAAAGACATTAAAAAATTTATTCTTAAAAAAATTTCTGATTACATTGAAAACGTGGTTTGTCCAGCAGAAAAGATAGAGCCCTATATTACTCAATCTTGGTTAGCTGTAACAGAAAACAATCAACATCATCATACTCATTCTCATCCAAATAGTTACATATCTGGAGTGCTGTATGTAAACGCAAGAGAAAAAGAAGATTGTATAGTTTTTGTGAATAAAAAATATGAACAATTAAAAGTTTACCCTAAAGATTGGAACATATTTAACGCAGAAAATTGGTGGGTTCCTGTAAAAACAGGAGATTTAATTTTATTTCCTTCTGATGTAGAACATAAAGTAAATATAAAAGAAACTAAATCAACAAGAATTAGTTTGTCATTTAATGTTTTTATAAAAGGATTTTTAGGAAATAATCAAAGCTTAACAGGATTGGAGTTAAAATAAAATGTTGGATATGAATAAACTATCGTCTTTAATAAAAGACCACTCTATAAATTTAACTGAACAAGATATCTTTAATTTTTTAAAGATTGAAAAAAGATGGCCACATAGAGATATGTTAGGAGAGCCTACTGTTCAGGTAATAAACAATACTTTAGAAATAGTAGATAAAGACTTTTATAAAGTTACAGGATATTTAGATTATGAAAAATGGAAAGTTTATTATGATAAAGGTTTTACTTCTTTAATAACAAACGTTCTAGATCTAACAGAGGAATTAAGAAACTTGCAGGATAAAATTAAATACATTGTAGGAAACGAAGTTGAATCTAGGTTTATTTTTTCAAAAGGTATTAACGACAATAGCGCTCATTCAATAGAGTATGTGCAGGACTACGATGTTATCGTAAAACAAATTTATGGAGAAGGGCATTGGAAAATACATGAACAAGATCATGTTATTAAAAAAGATGAAACCTTAAATATTAGAAGAAGACTGTATCGTAATAACACTAAAATAGAAGGTTTAAATCTTTCTTTGATTCTTAACATTAAAAAGAATTAATGAGTAAACGTCTAATAGTAGTAGAAGATTATTTTGATCATCTTAATTTATTACTTCCTGAAATAAAAAAAATTAAGCTCTATAATTGTAAGCAGTTTAATAAGAAGTATACAGACCAAATCCAAAGGTGGCCTGGTCAAAGAAGTGGTGATCTTCTTCAAGAGAGCCCAATATTACTAGCCTATGCTTTAAGTTATTTTAATAAATTTAGTTTAGATGTTAACAAAGTAAGAGTATTTTCTTATGTGCATTTTAGAGGAGATGACTCTCTTGGAAAAGATTGGATTCACAAAGACAAGTGTGATTACTCAATGTTGATTTATTTAAATGAAACTAATCCGGATTCTGGAACTTATATACTTGACGATAATGGTAATGTAATATCAGACGTTAAATATGTTCAAAATAGAGCTGTAGTATATAGCGGATCTCACAATCATTTAGCATATGGTCACTTTGGAGACTCCCCAGAAAACGGAAGATTGACTTTGAATTTTTTTATCCATTATATATAATACTACCAAAAACGTAAAAAGCATGTATAAGGGGATATTATGCTTCAAAAAATAGCTTTTCAACCTGGTATTAATAAGCAGATTACAGAAACAGGGGCCGAAGGCCAATGGGTAGACTGCGATAATGTTAGATTTAGATACGGCATTCCTGAAAAAATAGGAGGCTGGAATCAATTAGGACAATTAAATTCAAATGAATTGACTGGTGCAGGAAGAGGTTTACATCATTTTGTAAATACTGCTGGAAGAAGATATGCTATAGTTGGCACAAACAGAATATTATATGCATTTTCTGGTAACGTATTTTATGACATACACCCTATAAAAACGACTACTACCTTGACAAGTGCTTTTAGCACAACCAATGGGTCACCTACGGTAACTATAACTTTTTCTACAGCCCATAATATAAATCCTCAAGATATAATATTATTAGATAATTTTTCTACTATTACAGGATCTAACTTTGGAGCATCTGATTTTAACGACAAAAAATTTATGGTGACATCTGTTCCTAGCGGGACAACTTTAACAATCACTATGCCATCAAATGAATCGGGGTCCGGGGCTACTACTTCTGGAGGAGTAAGAGTTCAACATTATTATCCAGTAGGAACCCCAGTTCAAGAGAAAGGTTTTGGTTGGGGTCTAGGTACATATGGAGGTGTAGCCAACGGAGCTGTTACGACAACTTTGAATGGAGCGATAGACGCTAGCACCACAACTATAGTCTTAACAAACGCAGCACAGTTTCCATCTACAGGAACTAGCTTTGTTTTGATCGGAACAGAAATGATTCAGTACACAGGCATCAGCGGTAATACTTTAACAGGTGTAACAAGAGGGGCTCGAGGAACTACTGCAGCATCTCATAGTGATGGTGTTACAGTTACTAATGGTACAGATTACGCTGCATGGAATGAACAAACAGAAGAGGGTCTAGCTTTAGATCCAGGTATGTGGTCATTAGATAATTTTGGTGACATAGCAATTTGTTTAATACATGACGGTGCTTGTTTTCAATGGAACTCTGCGGCAGGGGATGCAACAACTACAAGAGCAACTATTATATCAGGTGCACCAACTGCATCGAGACACATGTTAGTATCAACGCCGGATAGACACTTAGTATTCTTTGGAACAGAAACAACACTGGGTGATGCATCAACACAAGACGATATGTTTATTAGATTCTCTGATCAAGAAGATATAAATACTTACACACCTACAGCAACCAACACAGCTGGTACTCAAAGACTAGCCGATGGATCTAAAATTATGGGAGCTATTAGAGGTAGAGATGCAATTTATATCTGGACTGATACATCTTTATTTACACAACGTTTTGTTGGAGCGCCTTTTACTTTTGGTTTCGCACAAGTTGGAACTAACTGCGGACTTGTTGGACAGAACGCATGTGTTGAAGTTGATGGTGCTGCATATTGGATGTCAGAAAATGGTTTCTTTAGATATGGTGGTAGATTAGAATCACTACCTTGTTTAGTAGAAGATCATGTTTACGATGATATAAATTTAACATCAGGTAATCAAATGGTATCTGCAGGTTTAAACAATTTGTTTGGTGAAGTAATATGGTTTTATCCATCTGCAACATCCGATGTAATTAATAGACAAGTAACGTATAACTATTTTGATTCAAGACCACAAAGACAAGTATGGACGGTAGGGACTTTATCTAGAACCATGTGGAGAGACTCAGCTGTATTTGGTAAACCACACGCGTTAGAATATGATGCAGGCACAGATACTTCTTTTGATGTTGTAGGAAATACAGAAGGTAGAACTTCATACTATGAACACGAAACAGGGACCGACCAAAATAAAAACGGTACTATAACAGCTATTACTTCAAATATATTATCAGGAGATTTTGATATCACGCAAAGAATTTCTAGAGGATCTGGAACAGGTGTTGCAGACTTTAGAGGAGATGGTGAGTTTCTTATGAAAATAAGAAGATTTCTTCCTGACTTTATAGCTCAAACAGGAGCGACTAGAGTTACATTAAATTTAAGAAACTTTCCAAACGACACAGCAGCAAGCTCATCACTAGGACCTTTTGATATAACATCATCTACACAAAAAGTAGATACTCGTGCAAGGGCTAGAGCTATTGCATTAAAGATAGAAAATACTGCTGTTGACCAGAGTTGGAAACTAGGGACTTTTAGATTAGATATACAACCAGATGGGAGAAGATAATGGCAAAGATAACACAAATAATAACTAGACCAGCGCAAGAGTATGATTATACTGTAGCTGAAGCGCAGGTTAGAGATTTAGATGGTGTTATAGAAAAACTTAACACTACGTATCAACAAGATTTAAAAGATGAGGTAGAAGCATTTAACTTCTTTATTAATTAATGGCTAATAGTTTTAAAAATAAAAAAGTAGATCTAACAACAAGCGATCTTACAACATTGTACACGGTGCCAACCGCAACTACAACTGTTGTTAAATCATTGTTAGTATCCGAAGACGCTGGATCAGGGACTACAATAACGGTAACATTAGTAAATGCTAGTGGTGCTATATTTAATTTGTTTAAAGATAAAGCAATAGCATCTAAAGCAACAACAGAACTTTTAACTAACCCTCTTGTAATGGAGGAAAGTGAATCACTAAAAGTACAAGCTGCTGACGCGAATGAGCTGCACGTCATAGCTTCTATACTAGAAATACAGCCAAGGGAGGTAACAGTATAATGGGTGAAGTAATGGTAATAAAACCAACAGACATAAAAACAACTATAAAAAATAAAAAAACTGGAGAAGTTTACGAAAACGAAGAAGCTTTAAAGGCTGCAAATATTGCAGAAGAAGATGTACAAAGAGACGTCACTGTAATAATGCCTAGTTTAAATTTACTTGGAGAAACAAAATAATGGCGTTGAGTCCTTACGATCAACAGGTATACGATGCAGGGTTTGAGTTTATACCTCAAACTAGATTCTTACAGAATCCTTTTCAATTACCAGAAAGTAATATTGAAACTGATCCTAACACTGGTGCAGGTATAGCTACATTACCACGAGGCGGTAGAGACATAACTCCTTTTACAGGTGGTATATCAGATCTTACTTCTGCATTTCAAACAGCAGCGGATGATAGACAGGCTAGATTAACAGAATTAAATAGACCACTAACAACTTTTCCTAGTTTTAAAGGTACAGGTATTGGGTTTGCTCAAGAAGCATATAACCAAGCTACCGACGCACTTAATAGAGGTGTAGACCCTAATCTTCAAGGTTTTGGTAGTTTTACAGGAGGAACATTAACAGGTTTAAGAGATATAGCAGCTGATCAAATAGAAGATTTTAGAGAAAAATATAGAACAGGAGAATTTGGTCCAAGTGTAGTAAGAGAAAAACCTACATTTAATAGAAGAATACAAGATGCCATTTATAGTCTACCATTTATTAATAAACCACAATCAGCAGAACAGATAATGCAGGAAGGTTATACTCCATCAATGAAATTTGGAATATTATCTAATATACTACCGGATAGATTTGGATCTATAGCTAGACCTGACCAAGCATTTATTCAAGCTAATATGGGTTACACTGGTCCAACAGTGTTTGGAGAAAATACAACAGGTGGAGCAAAAGATCCATTTGGACTAAACGTTAGATCTGGTCTCGGTAATTATGCAGAAAGAGTCGGCGTAGAAGCAGAAAAACTTGGTGATTCTTTATCAGGAAGATTAGCTGAAAAATATGGTGTTGAATTTGATCCTGTAACAGGAACATTTGTAGGTAAAAATGCAGCAAAAGCAAATCAAATGACAAAAATGATGAGAGCTAAATATAATTATTACACACAAAAAACAAAAGAGAGAGATGAATTGAGAGCTCAAGATGAAGCTAGAAGAATGAGAGAATCTGCAGCTAATAGAAAAGAAGCAAGAGATATTACAGCTAGATTAGATCAAGAATTTAAAGACGCTAGTGGTGGCGGGTTTGATGTATCAGGACCGGATACCTCTGCTAATCCTACTGGTGCAAGTAATAGAGCCAGTCAGGAAAGAGGTTTTGCATTACATGGGGCCGATGGTGGTAGGGTCGCCTATATGATGGGAGGACTAGCAGACCTGGTCGATATATATGATTGATTATAGGAGAAAAAAAATATAAAAAGGATAAACTATGGCGATTTCAAGAATGAATATGGAAAGACAAATGCGTAATATGGGTGGAATTATGGGTCTCGAAGACCAGAGACAAGGATATTTTTTAGGTAAATTAGTTAAAAAAATAACTAAACCAATTAAAAAAATAGTTAAATCACCATTAGGTAAGATCGCTTTAGGAGCAGCCGCAGCAAACTTTGCGCCAATGTTATTTGGAAAAGGTACATTACTATCACAAGCTGGTGGGTTTAAAGGTTTAGGTGGTGGTATATCAAGTCTTTTTGGAACAGGTGGTAAACTAAGCACACTTGGAGATTTATTTAGAGTAGGTGGTGAAGCAGGAGCAAATTTTAGTGTACCTAGAATATTAGGTGGACTAGGAGCGGGTGCAGCAATAGCGGCACCATTTTTAATGGGTGATGATGAAGAGGTTGTTGACGAAGGCACACCATACACAGAACCACAAGCTAGTGTTGAAGATATTAGAGAACAAGCTAGAAGATACTACGCAGACCCAACAAACTCTGCATTATATTTTATGCCTCCTAAATCAGCCGTAAGATTTGGTGGAGCTTTTGCC